TAGATAGCGTTCATGACATCATCTTGAACAGTATCGTATCTCATTGCTTGTCTTTTTTCGTTAGGTGTAATCCACCATGATTGAGAAAGGATAGCAGATAACTCTTTCATATCCTCTTGTAACTCTGGGAACACAGTAATATCGAAATCGATATAGTAACCTTGTCCAATCTCACCTTCAAAGAATCTATTGAACGCATCACGAATCAAAACTAATTCAGGAAGTACTACCTGAGTAAGCATTTCCTTTTTAGCCTCTTTCATGTTGTTGTAAGTCTTGTTATCAGGATCATTAAATAGTGCAGAGTTAACTCCGTACACATTACACAACTCACGAAGTGTAATTTTTTCTGATTCTAACAACTGAAGGTCAACAGGGGATAATCCCATATTAACCCAACCCAATTTAGCACCTGCAATTAAAATCTTACCAGCATTTTGAATAATGCCTCCTTGCGTTTTAGTTCCGTACTGATTGTAGAAATCTTCTTTTAACTTACCAGCTTGTTCAGGGCCGAAATCATTTGACTCATCTGCATACAAGATACCTTTAGGCCCTTGATTCTGCAACATACCTACAGAAGTGTCTTTAGCATCGTTACTGCGTTGAACAGTCCTGTAAGCAGCTTGTAAAGGCGATAATCCATATAATTGCTGACCATTGGTTGAGAAGTAGGGGTTGAAGTATTTTAAGTGGATTACATCTTTAGCATCCAACTGATCCCACCCAACTAATGTGAAAGAGTAGCCTTCAACCCCATTGATAGTACCATCGCTAATGATAGCGACATATTGGGATGGGAGAGTAACAAGTTCAGCAACCTTACCACTAGCTAATCTATTAGCCCATATGTAAGAGTTACCTGTAATAAGTTTATAGCCAATGATATTCTCGATAAACTCAGAGAATGATTGGTATGGATTAGGTCTTTCTAATAATTTGTTTAGCGGACTATCAGCAATCTCATCAACTGCTTTAATCCTAACTAACTCCGCACGAGCAATATCTGCTCCGCTTGATGCGTTAGCCATCATAGATTTATAAGTGTTCAAGTCTTTTTTACTTTTTACCTTATAAACATAGAATGGAACTGTAGAAATTGTTTTTGAGATACGCTTGATGATAGAATAGACCTCGCTATTGTTATCATAATCCTGTACGAACTTTTCGTAGTTTAAATTTGGGTAAAGCGTTCTACCGCCTATTAAACCACCAAAATCACCAAATGGGTTATTAAGGTTCGTATTTTTTCTAGGGGCTGCCTTTTGTTTAAAAGGATTAACCGCACTTAGTATGTCCGTTAACTTCACTATATGATATTTTTACAAAAGTAACAAATTTTTAACCTAAACCACCCATCCTCTTTTTGCTTTCGCATATTTTGAGTATATCGCATAACGCATAGCATCCATCAAGTGGTCACGAAACTTAACAGGCTCATCCATTGTGTTGCCATCATGATCTGTTTTCCACTTGTAGTTTTTAATCTCATCTAACAAATCTAAAGATTCTGATTTTATAAATAGTGGAAATGATTTAACCTTATTAATTCCTGCGAACACATCTTTAGTAGCAGATTTTAAATTAAACCCTGCTTTGTTTACCTCGGCTATTGTTTTGGGTTCAGCAGCATCCGCAAATATCTCATCTCTGCGAGATAGCCCCATAGACTTTAATCGGTCTATTAGGAGTGAGGTTGACATCTTAGTATCATATATCAGTTGCTCGACATAAATGTCACCATCGAAGTTCTTACACCTTACAAGGGCAGTCTGATTGTTATAACCAAAGTCAAGGCCATAGAAAATATCTCCACCCTCTGGGAAGTTCCTTCTTCTTCTCCAATGGCTATAAATCGTAGCTTCACTAATTGCTCTTTCGCCTAATCCGTAAACTCTCCAGTATTCGTGGTCAGCATCCTTCAATCTTTCAATCTCGGCAATAATGGTTTTGTCTAAAAACGGATTATCCTTATAAGTCGTGATGGTAAAGTCGGTATCTTCTCTAGGAATGACCTTATCGTAAATCCAAGAGTAATAATCGGAAGGATTATAGTCAAGTACGATTTTATCCGTAGTTCTTAGGGCTAACTGCATCCAAGATTCGTAGTTAACCTCGTTTGCCTCGTTAATAAACAAATAGTGCCTTTTACGACCTCTAATCTTCTGCGGTTGGTCTGTAGATACAAATTCTACCGTATTGCCATTAAGGAAGTATAAGTTCTCTGATTTGTTGTGTTTCTCCTCCGAGTAGAGTTTATACTTGGATAATATCTCAATAAAATCCCTCATGACCGATCCCTTGATACTTGGTAGGGATGAACGGCAAATTGTTAGGGTTTTACCTCTTTCTTGCAGAAGTTTTACTATAAACCAGGTAAGCACATTGTAAGTCTTTCCTGACCTCGTACCCCCTTGCATAACAGAGATTCTCTTCTTCGAGTTGTTTAGTACCTCAAAGACAACATTGGTGGTTACTTCCATGGAAATAAATTAAAAATTTTGGTTTGCTCAAGTCAAAGCTAATACTTTTCGTTTTATAGAAGGGTATACCCACCATAAAATCCCTTTTATGACACATATGATGGTGATATGTGTCATTAATGACCATTTATGAATCATGTTTGAGCCGTTTATCAATCATTTACGGCTCATTTGTCAAGCTATAGCTTTACTTTTTTGATTGAGTAATCGTTGCATTTTATGCAACAGTTCATTTTTTACCTTTGTTCACGGTTTCGTGAACGCTTTAAAATAATGAACATTTGCGTAGTATAATTACCAACAATTAACAAATTTTGTTACAATCCTATATAAATCAGTAACATATCTACCCTAACTATGTTACAACAATTAACAGAATTACCCATTACTATTTAACATATTATGAAATATTTGTTTCATTACCGAACTTGGCAAATCTGCATGAATCCTAATGTAAAATTCATGCAATCTAATTAAAGGGCATTTAGAAGCGTTTTAAGACACTCTACCCCTTTTTGGATAGATAGTACTACTCAAAGGCAGATATGCCCTAGAATTGCCTTAAAATGGCATTTATGACTATTCCTCATAAATATCCATCTCATTCGGCACATCTACCTCTTTATCGAACTCGTAAAGTGGAATATCTTGAATATTAGCAGCTTCGGTAGCTGGAACAACCATTCCTGTATCCTCAAGAGATAAATGCTCATCACCATCCAACTGCTGAAGACCATTAGACAATTCTTCTACATGACTAGCCTTTAGGACATTAACAGTAATCTGCTTAACGACATCTCCTTCATGAGCAACTTCTTGCCTTTCGATATAGCCTCTACGCTTACCTTTGGTTTTTAAGAGGAACATTGTGGCCAAGGTATCACCCTTAGCAATCCTTTCCATCAGTTTATGCTCACCGAAGTCAAGCATAATCTCCTCAGGCTCTATTTCAGCTAATCTTTGCCTAAACTCAGGATCTTTATCGCACCAGGACTTGTATTGACCTCTACCAACCCCTGCTGATTCACAAGCAATGGTGATATTGCCAAAATTCTCCTTGTAAGCTATGATAAAAGCTTCTTTGCTAATATCCTTGAACTCTGCATTCATATTATCGGTTTTTAGTTGGTGTTCGGATAGAGGTGATATGTACTACCTTCTCTACCTTGATATGGTCAAAGCTAAGCACACTTTCGCACTTAGTACACTTGATGGTATGTTCCCTTATGGAACTCTCCCAAACATAATCCTCTGTGGATACTCCGCATTTACATCTGTAAGTTCTCTTGGCTACTGTGTCTTTCATATTATAATAAATTATAATGGGTTATATGGAAAATAAAAAAAATTGACAATGTGAAAAAATATTAAAACATGGTTTATATCAGAATATTGGAGGGCACAAGGGATCTACGAAATTTTCCGTACGAAAAAATAGGGTATACGGTCTACGGGGATTTTCGTAGTAAAAAACTTTCATAAGTGCTTGATTATCAATACCCATTTTAGCTTATAATTACCATTATGTTAAATACGATAACATTCGTAGGCGTTTTAGCCCTATCTAGGAGGCAAAAATATGTATTTTTACTTTATTGATTGTTTAGGCTTTCTTTTGCATTCGCTACAAACCAGGCTTAAATACTTACAATAATTGTATATACTAATATATCCATGTAATGATAATATACAATATACCAATAACATACTATTG